AACAATCTAAAGAAGGGTGGCACACTCAGCAATCAGGACCTAGAATACCAAGAGAACAGGCGGAAACGCAAAGTTCGCAAACTCGATTTTGAAATCCGATGATCAACCTGGACCAACGCTATCACGACTATCTTCACACCAGCAAATGCTTTAATATCGATGGTCAATGTGAAAAAGTAAGGGGTTATGGATACACCTGTAATAGCTCTGCTATCACTGGTTATTATGTCACCACAGAAAACTTTAAACTTTATTATGACTTGAGGGAAAAGTTTGTAAAAATGGAAGAGGTTAAATAGCCTTATGAACATTTTTTACCTACTTGTTCTTACGTTGGTGGTCCTAGTTGCGATTGCTGGTACTGAGGAAACATCAAAACTTATCTTTTATCTAGATCTTCAATTGAGGTATCTAGTAATTAAAGTTAAGATGTGGTTTTTCAAAAAGAAATTAGAGAAGCAACTTAACCTTCCACCTCGTGACTGGGAAAACTAACTTCAAACGAAAATGGATAAAAAAGAAATGTCCGATCTGTCTATGAGCAGAGCGGAATGCCCTAAGTGTGGTGCTATTTGGATTAATGGCCAACACTACTGGTCTGGCACTGGTAAAAAGGGCAATGAGTTAGACCTTGCTGGTCTTGTGTGTAATAAACTGGGAAGTCACCAGTGCATCAATCCACGACGTGGTTCAGATGGTGGAGATACATGGGCCAAACGCCTTGAAGATCTGACCAGTGACTTTGAAAGTCTCCATAAAAAAATGACTGACGAGTACGAAAAGGATTGACAAACCCCCATTGAACCCCTTATAATGACTAGGTAATCAATCAGACACATGACACTGACTTCTAAGTTCAAGAAAGACATTCAAATTCTTCGTGGTGCTTCTAACGGTGATTTTCTCTTGGACGTAAAAAATCCAAAACTTTTCAAAAAAGTTCGTCGCTTCTATGAAAATGAAGGAATTGTTTTTTCTGGTGATCCACTTGATGATTATGAAATTCTGATGGAACAAATTTATGCTGATCTTGAATCTGTGGAGGTTGCATGAAGGTTCTTCTAGAACATTTTCCTTATCGTTATGTTGAATGTGGAACCCTAGAAAATGGGTTCCCTGACTACCGCATTCAAAAAGCAGATAGTTGGACTAAACGTTATAGTGATATGTATCTCTGTGATAATCAAATGCAACTCATGACTGCAATGGAAGATTTTGAATACACTAAATGGCTTGATCCAGAAGGTGTACCTTGTTATCAAAAAGACTCGGTATGTCGATAAACTAGCCCTGGTGGAGTCATTGACCCAATAATACAATTATGCATAAAAAATTTAACGCTCCTTTTATTTTTTGGACTGAGGTTCCAAACCACAAAGAAATTAAAGATTATCTTCTTCCGCAAATCAAAGATCTTTATAATGAAAATAAAGAAGACTACACAATACATTGGAAGAGTTATGTTTATACTTCCATTAAATATTCAAATGATTTTATAAGAGAAGATTGGATTCTAGATTCTATTGTATGGAAACCTTTGGATGAAATGTTTTCGGAGGTTGAATTAGCAATACCACCTTACGAAAGCCATCTTGAAGATATTTGGTGGAATTATTATCCAGAGGGTGGATATCAAGAAGCACATACTCATCAAAATACTTCTACAACATTTTCTGCCGCATATCTATTGGATATTAACGAAGTGAACAATACCATGTTTACTGACCTATCGCAAATGTTTTATTTGCACAAGGAAATTGATACCAAAGAAATGAAAGAGGGAACAGTAATAATTTTTCCAGCAAATCTACTTCACTATGTAATTCCTTCAAAGAAAGAAAGATGTACAATTTCTTTCAATATCTCTACACTGTTTAATTTCTGATCATGAAAACAATCTATTATTATCCAACAGAGTCTGGATTTGGTACAGATGATGAACTGCTTGAACCAGAAAAATCTGTTTTGGCTGATGATAGATTTTCTTTTCCTATTGAATCTGCAATTTTTAGTGCCGATAAAAGAGTATCCTATTACGAATGTCCCGCTTGGTCACACAAAGCAAAAAGAACTTTTATAGTTCGCAGTCCTATTGATATCAGATTTGATTTTGACTTTAGCAAATTTGAAGAAACTGGAGAAATCTTTGTCAATAGTCCTCACATAAGTGGAGATACTTATAATGTATTGACTGGACCAACGTTTGAAAGTCCTAAATGGTATCTAACAGATCCAGAAAAGTTAGTGATGCAATTGACAGCACCTCATTTTCTTTTTTGGACTAAAGAAAAAAACATTTGGATTGAACAAAGAGCATATCCAAATGCATCGGCAAAAAATAACATAACCATAGTTAATGGTTGGTTCAACCTTTCTTCTTGGCCAAGAACAATTTCATTTGCATATGATGTTTATGACACTAGCAAATCTGTAATCATCAAAAGAGGTGATCCAATATATGAAATTTGTTTTTACTCAAATAATATGGATGACAAGTTTCGATTGATAAAAAAAGAACCACCAAAAGATGTCAAATTAAAAATTCATAGAAATATTAACTTAAAGAGATTGAGTCCAATTATGTCTAAGGACTTTATGTTTGGACAACAAGAAAAAGAATCTAAATGTCCTTTTAGTTTTCTTTGGAAAAACTGACCCCGTTGGTAAGGGTCATTAAATATGCCAACTGGCGAGCCTGAACCCAAAAAGACCCTTGACAACAAGGGTCTTTTTTAGTATTATACATAGGAAGGAATATAAAGAAAGAAATGTTTGAGAATACAAAAACTGCACTGGTTCTTGGTGCAGGTGGATTTATTGGTAGTCACATGGTCAAACGACTCAAGTCCGAAGGATATTGGGTTCGTGGTGTAGATCTTAAATATCCTGAGTTCTCTGATTCAGCTGCTGATGAGTTTGTGCAGGGTGATCTTCGTGATGCAAATTTTGTGCGTCGTGTAATCCAGTTCAAAGGTGAGTTGGGGAATTTCTATAATTCAGTACCTTATCGTGCTATTCGTCCTTTTGATGAGATCTATCAGTTTGCTGCTGATATGGGCGGTGCAGGTTTTGTTTTCACTGGAGAGAACGATGCAGACATCATGCACAACTCATGTAGCATCAATTTGAATGTTCTTGAGGAAGTTCGTAAGCTCAATGAAACTTTCGATGGGGAACCTGCAAATCATGAGTGTGTTCGTCCTGCTCTAGATCAACCTACCAAGATCTTCTATTCTGGTTCTGCTTGCATGTATCCAGAACACAATCAACTAGACCCCGATAATCCCGATTGCCGTGAAGATTCAGCATATCCAGCAAACCCCGACTCTGAGTATGGATGGGAGAAACTTTTCAGTGAGCGTCTCTATCTTGCCTACAATCGCAACCACGGCATTCCTGTTCGGATTGCTCGCTATCACAATATCTTTGGCCCTGAAGGGACCTGGGACGGTGGAAGAGAGAAAGCGCCAGCTGCAATCAGCCGTAAGGTTGCTTACCTACCAGAGACAGGTGGAGCTATCGAAGTGTGGGGAGATGGTCTACAGACTCGTTCCTTCTTGTACATTGACGAATGCATTGAAGCAACTCGAAGATTGATGGACTCAGACTTTATGGGACCAGTGAACATTGGCTCAGAAGAAATGGTGACTATCAATCAACTGGTTGAGACTGCGGCCAAGGTTTCTGGTAAGGTCGTTCAGAAGATTTACAAACTCGATGCTCCTCAGGGTGTACGTGGTCGTAATTCCAATAACGATCTGATTCGTGAAAAACTTGATTGGGATTACTCTCAGACTCTAGAAGATGGCATCCGTAAGACATATGAGTGGATTGAGGAGCAAATTAATGCAGCGCGTAAAGTTTAATCTTGTAGGAGATACTTTTACCCATTTAACAAATGGTAATAAAGGATATTCTGTTCATGGTAAAGAATCGAAATATGTTGAATGGGTAAAGGATGGTGGAGAGGCTACATTTTATATTGATAGCACTCTCCCTTGGGCATGGATAGATCCAAAACCAGGACCAAAGTACGCTTGGCTCCTAGAGTCACGATATATTACACCACAAATTGTGGATGCAGTAAAGATCAATCCAAAACAATATCTGGATACATTTGATGCAATCTTTACTCACAATCAAGAGTTGCTTGCAATTGATCCAAAGTTCAAGTGGTGTCCCGCACAGGGTTTCTGGATTAAAGAACCCAAGATTTATGAGAAATCAAAAATGATTTCTATGATCGCATCTAATAAAAGAATGTGCAAAGGACATGCAACTCGTCTTGAATGGGTTGAAAGGCTAAAAGATCAGGTTGATCTTTATGGTCGGGGATTCAACGAAATCCTTCACAAAGAAGAAGGACTATGTGACTACATGTTCTCAGTTGCGATTGAGAATGGACAATATGAAACCTATTTCACTGAAAAACTTCTAGATTGTTTTGCCACAGGAACTATTCCAGTTTATCTTGGAGCTCCTGATATTGGAAAATATTTCAATAAAGATGGTATAATTGATCTTACTGATGAGTTCTATATTTCAGACGAACTCTATCACAGTAAAATGGAAGCAATCAAAGATAATCTAGAGATTGCTAAAAAAATGGAAGTCCTAGAAGACTTTATCTACCTTACTTATTTTTGCTAATCATGGGACAAATTAATCATCCAGTCAAACTAAAACAAATGCTTGAGGCATTTAATATCAAAAACTTTGTTGAGAGTGGAACTGGTGACGGTTCTAGTATGGATAAAATTCTACTCACCGAAATGGTAGATAATTCATATGGTGTAGAGCTAGATGATGAACTCTACGAGAATCTAGAAAAAAAATATGATGGACTCGATTACGTTCATCTGTATAAGGGATATACAGAGGATCGTTTTGCAGAGGTTCTGAGTGACCTGGATGATTCTCCCACCCTCTTTTGGTTAGATGCACATTTTCCTGGTGCTGATTATGGCCCTGCAGGATATGGTGAAGAACCAGACATTGATAAGCGTCTTCCTATGGAGAAAGAACTCCGTATCATGAAGGAAAACAGAGATCTATCTAAAGATGTGATCTTTATGGATGACCTAAGAATCTATGTTGATCGCGAATTCACAGCAGGTAACTGGGCCCAAAGGAAACTATATGGTGCCGATGGGTATGATTTTGTAGAAGAGATTATTGGTGATACTCATGTTCTCATTGAACATCTTGCTGATCAAGGATATCTCCTAGCATTCCCAATTGGTACTACGGAAGAACAAATTGTAGAAATTGCTCAACTATGAAAGCAAATGTAATTGTTCTCCAGCAAGGTGGGCTGGGGGACATCTTTTTTATTCAGAAACTTTGTAAAGATCTTTCTAAAAGTTACAATGTATATCATCCAGTCACACATGAAATGTGGAATTCTGGAGTCAATCAATTAATCACCAATGAAGTTGTATGTGGGCCTAACATCGATCTTCCCACAGAAAATGTCATGTTATATGATTGTTCCAATCAACCAAAACCAAATGGTTCTGCTGACATCATGACATCAAAGTATGCTTCTTCTGGTGTTGGTTGGTATGATTGGAGAGATTATTTTACATATAAACGTGATCATGAAAGAGAGAATCAACTAAAAGAAAGGTTGGGTATCAAAGATGGTGAACCATTTATTTTTGCAAACAAGTGGTACAGTTTTCGTAAACCACATGAAGGTGTTGAGTTAAGTATTCCAGAAGATTATGATGGGAAAGTCATTTGGATGGATACAGATCTAACTCCAAGCGTATTTGATTGGTGTTGGATTCTTGAAAATGCAGAGCAAATTCACATTGTAGATACCTGCCTAAATTATATTGTAGACACTCTTAATATCAAAGCAGATACACTTATCTGTCACCCAAGACATTACAAAAATACAGAGGAATGTGTTGGAAAACTATTCAATGCACCTTGGCAATGGGTAGATTATGAGAGATGGTTGTGGCGTGAAAAAGTTCCTCAGGAGTTAGAATGAAAACAGGATTAATTTATCAACCATGTGGTCTTGGGGATATTCTTTTCCTACAAAAAGGGGCACATTATATTCAAAATGAACTTGGATATAAAGTATATTGGCCTGTCATTCATGAATTCAAATGGTTAAAGGATTATATTCCGCATTTTGAGTTTGTTTCCTGGGGTGATGATGAGAATCCAGTAAATGGAAGTACACAACCAATCCCAGAGTCCTGTCAGTTTCCATATAAGGAACGATATATTCATGGGGCACCAACCAAAATGGAGGACGATTTATTCTTCTTTCAAGGATTTGGTGATTATCACCCAATCATGAAAGGTAAGTATGATAATCTAGGCCTTGATTGGAAAGACTGGAGAGAGTATATTGATTTCAATAGAAATATTGAAAAAGAAAAAGAACTATACTATAATGTCCTTGGATTAAAGGATGATGATGAGTTTGTATACGTGAATCGTCTGTGGTGTACACGTCCAAAGTTAGAATTCTTTCCACATATTCCTGCAGACTCTCAGAGTTATGGTGGATATAAAGTGGTTGAGAATCAAATCATTCCTGGATATTCTCTCTTTGACTGGTGCATGGTTTTTGAAAGAGCATCAGCTGTATTCATGATTGAAACAGCAATCAATTATCTTCTTGAATCGCCTCAACTCTTTGATACTATGTCAAAGAAACCTTTGTTCCTCTGGCACAGATGGGGAGATTGGTCACAAGTTCGTTATCTATTTAATTTACCCTGGAGATATCAATGATCGAAACTATTGAATTTCAAAAAAAATGGTATCCTAAGTTTCAAACTGAAGGAAATGCATCTCAATTTGCTATTCCATTTGCACTACATGTTTGTAAAGGACTGGGATATGATATTGGTTGTATGAAAAAAGAATGGGCTTTCCCAAATGCCCAACCTATCGACATTGACTTTGATGATCCATGGGATGCTAATCATCTTCCTGAAGGTGTTCGTCCAGATTATATTTTTTCTAGCCATTGTTTGGAACATGTTCCCGATTGGGTTGCCACCATGGACTATTGGTATGAAAGACTAAAGACTGGTGGAACTCTGTTCTTATATCTTCCAGACTTCAGTCAAAGATATTGGAGACCTTGGAATAATTATAAGCATAAGCATGTATTCACTCCTGAAATTATTCAGGCTTATATGTTTGATCGTGGATATAAAAATATTTTCGTATCTGGTGTAGACTTGAACAATGCATTCATGGTAATGGCTGAGAAATGAAACTAAAACCAAAAGTTATCTTTGTGAATGGATGTTTTGATCTGCTTCATCCAGGACACATCAAAATGTTTCAAACTGCAAGAAGTCTTGGTGATAAGTTAATTGTTGCTATTGACTCTGACAGAAAAATCAAAGAAATGAAGGGTATTTCCAGACCAATAAACCCAGTCTTGAATCGTAAAATTATCCTCGAATCAATTCGATACATAGATGAAGTTATCGTTTTTGATAGCAAAGAAGAATTACAAGATATTGTAAAACGGATAAAACCTGATATAATGATGGTTGGATCTGATTGGAAAGGTAAGGAAGTAGTAGGTTCTGATTATGCAAAAGAAGTTAGATTCTTCGACCGAATTGGTGACTACTCTACAACCAAAATCGTTGAGAGTATTATTGATCGGTGAATCATGTCAAGATGAATATCACTATGGCGAGTGTCGCAGGCTGAGTCCTGAGGCACCCGTTCCTGTTTTTGACTGGAATTGTACCAAAGTGTTTCCTGGAATGGCAACAAATGTTAAAGCAAACATTGAAGCCTTTGGATGTAAAGTTGATTTCATTTCAAATAATCCAGAAGAGTTGCTTAAGAAAAGATATATTGATGATAGATCTGGACAACAACTCTTGAGAGTTGATTCTGGAAAATTAGTAAGTCAACCACTAACAGAGTCGGACTTCTACAAAAAGTGTGGAAGAATCCCAAATGGTTTGAATTATTATGATGCAATCATCTTTTCTGATTATGAAAAGGGATTAATTCCTTGGGATGTGGCAAATCTAATTTGCTCCAATTATACGGGAAAGATATTTGTTGATTCTAAAAAAAATGATCTTACTTGCTATGAAAATGCATTTCTAAAGATCAATGAATTTGAAGAAGAGGGAGCATTAGCCTGGTCAGAAAATTCTGAGGTTATTGTGACTCTAGGGAAAGCAGGTGCAAAGTGGGGGAACTCATATTTTCCTGCACCTAAAGTTGATGTCTATGATGTCACTGGAGCTGGAGATGTTTTCCTTGCAACCTTTGCAGTTCTTCATACATCTGGTGAAACGGTTCAATCATCAATTAAAAAAGCAATCTTGATGGCATCTAAATCTGTACAACACTCTGGTACATATCAGTTAAATAAAAATGATATTGGTGAAATACTATGAAAGTATTAAATTTTTTAAGACCTGAAAATGGACTCACAGAAGATCCTCTTTATTATCTGAACTTTGAAAAGTATGAAGGTGTGGCAAGAGATTGTTATCTCTTCATGGCCGACTTTTATAAAGATCTTTATTCGGGTCGCTATGATGATAAGGAGAAAGTGGTTCTCACTCTAGAAGAACCAAATTTTTGTGTTGCACCAGGAGATAAAGTAAAACTCCATGAAGTGGCAGATAAGATTCTTACAATCTGTCCATATACTGCAGAACTTTTTGATAATAGAGAGTTTGTATTCTTCCCATTCAGTGAAGATTGGATTCCTCCAGCATCAGAAAAGATAATTGATGTTTCTTACTTTGGTAGTATGCCTAAGGCTGTTCCTTGGGAAAGTTATATCAAGAATGTATTCACAAGATATAATTTTAGGTTTGGACATTACAGCATGGGAAATGTTCCCAGATGTTCTTATGCTGATAAGATGATGATGTATGCGGCAACCAAAGTCGCTGTTGTTCATGGTCTGTGTAATATTAATCCACAAACTGCAGAACGATATTATAATTTTCCCTATGGTGATCTGAACGCAGCATTTAGTCAACTGGATAAAGGATGGGCCCCTCAGATTAAATCAAGAATGTTTGAAGCAGCATTCGCACGTTGTGTGATTCTATGTCAGAAGGATCCTTGGAATCCGATTGAAAAATTCTTTGAACCAGAAAAAGATTTTCTGTATTTTGAGGACGAAGAAGATCTTAAGAAAATATTAAATCATGTGGTCAATAACTATGATGAATTTGACCAGATGAGAGAAAACGCTTATAATAAGGCGGTGAATAATTACACAACTAAGCATTTTGTTGAGAAGTTTCTGAAATGAAAAAATTTATCGTAACAACCACAATCAATAAGCCCACACGGGCAACCATGAACTTCTCTGCGATGCCTGGGTGGACCCTGGTGGTCGTTGGAGATAAAAAGACCCCACATCACCTATACAAAGAATTAAACTGTGTGTACCTGTCTCCAGACATGCAGGAGCACGGTTGGAAAGAGCTATCGGACACTATTGGTTGGAATAGCATTCAACGTAGGAATATTGGTTTTGTTTATGCATATGAACAGGGTGCCGATGTTATTGCAACCGTAGATGATGATAATATCCCCTGTGAAGATTGGGGAAAGGATCTTCTAGTTGGTAAGACCATTGAGATGGATCTATATGAATCTCCAACCGAAGTATTCGATCCACTATCTGTTACAAACTATCCAGAACTATGGCACCGTGGATTTCCAATTCAACAGGTTCCACATCGTCGCGATACAAGATATGTTGGAAAAGATGAACGCAAGGTTCTAATTCAGGCTGATCTATGGGATGGTGATCCTGACATTGATGCAATGGCACGTCTGTCAATGAAACCATGTGTCAAGTTCAATGTTGAGAAACCATATGGTTCTAACTGTATCTCACCATTTAACAGTCAGAATACTTTCTTGGCCCGTGAAGTGATTCCATACTATACTGTTCTTCCTCATGTTGGTCGTATGGATGATATTTGGGGTGGTTATATCGCACAACTTAAGTTCCCTCAGAGTGTTGTATATAACAAAGCATCTGTCTATCAAGATCGTAATGTACAGGATCTTGTGACTAACTTAGAGAAAGAGATTATCGGTTATCGTTATACTCAAGATCTTTTATACAATCTGAATCTATGGAAGCAGTATGTTCCTCAGGAAACTGTTGACTTCTATGAGGCATATCGGAGGTGTTTCAAGTGATGCGTTATGTCATTGACATTGATGGTACAATCTGTTTTCCTGGTGCTGGTGAAGGCCGATATAGTCATGCTATTCCTAGATTCGATAGAATCAAGGTAATAAATAAACTATATGATGAAGGGCATTATATTGTCTATTTGACTGCTAGAGGTATGGGTAGATTTGACAACTCTCGCGAATTGGCAGAGAAAGAATTCTACAACTTTACGGACTCCCAATTAAAATCTTGGGGGTGCAAGTATCATGAACTTCATCTAGGTAAGCCATCTGGCGATCATTACATTGACGATAAAGGAATGAATGCAAATGACTTCTTCTCCTGAAGACCCCATTAAATTTGTATCAAAGGGATGGGGCTATGAAAAATGGTTGGCAAATAGTTCTTTATATTGTGGAAAAATCCTTTGGTTTGCCAGAGGAAAACAGTGCTCCTGGCACTATCACAATGTAAAGGACGAAGTTTTTTATGTACATAGTGGAAAACTTATGGTATACTATGGTTGGAAAGATAGTATTGATCTAGCCGATGTCACCATCCTACAAAAAGGTGATAAGTTTCATGTTCCAACTGGAATGAGGCATAGAATGTATGCCATGGAAGATACTGAAATGTTTGAGTTTTCTACCGAGCATTTTGATGAAGATAGTATTCGTATTGAACCAGGAGACTGATGACAATTAGTTATAATAGATTGGGATCTAATGGTCGTTTAGGCAACCAGATGTTCCAATATGCAGGCCTTCGTGGTATTGCAAAACAGAATGGATATTCTTGGGTAATTCCACCACCCGATAGTTATGGTGACTCAAATTATGGTCTTTTTGACTGTTTTGAAATGAGCACCGTCACCAAACAAAACCTTGGATATAAACAAGGTGTGCAAAATGTAGCCACTGGGTGTTTTCATTTCAATGAAAACTTTTTTAATGGTTGCCCAGATAATGTAAATCTACATGATTACTTCCAGACGGAAAAGTATTTTAAAAATGCTGAAGAAATTATCCGTAAAGATTTTACATTCAAAGAAGATATTCTAAAACCATGTGAAGAAATTATTTCTCAGTATGAGAATCCTATTTTTCTTCATGTTCGTCGTGGTGATTATGTCAGACAACCAGAAAACCATCCTGTCTGTCCTATCTCATATTATGAGAAGGCCCTAAAAGAATTTCCAGATGATGTTTCTGTTTTTGTATTCTCTGATGATCTTGAATGGTGTAGATCAAACTTTACCGATGATCGATTTTTGATGTCTGAAGGTAATATGTTGTATGAACATACATCAGATACTAACGATGGTAGAGTTCAATCATGGGTTCCTTATTATGATCTTTGTATGATGAGTCTTTGCTCTGGTGCTATCATTGCAAATAGTTCCATGAGTTGGTGGGGTGCATGGTTGCAAAATGGTAGAGGTAAAGTCATTGCTCCCAAGCCTTGGTTTGGACCTAGATACAATGATTACGATATGAGTGATCTTCTTCCCGAATCGTGGATTGAAATGGAGGTTTAATGGACTTAACATATATCATGCCCTGTCGAATTGAATCGGAGGACAGGCTAAAAAATATTATTACTTCTGTAAGTTATCTTCTTAGAACTTTTCCAAAAGCAAAAGTAATTGTAAAGGAAGTTGATACTCGTTCAACCTTTAAGTTTAGAGCACTTCCTGAAATTAAAAAGATTGTTCCAACTGACAATCTGACTCATGTCTTTGAGGAGAGTTCTGATAATCTATTTCATAAGACTAGAATCTTAAATGATCTCATTCTTATGACGGATACTAAAGTTGTCTGTAGTCATGATGTTGATGTTGTATATCCAATTTCATCACATTTATCTGCATATGAAGCGATAGTAAATGATCAGATTGATGTTGTGTATCCTTATGGATGTGGGGTATGGCAATATCAAGTCAACTATCCCATGGAAGTGTTTGAGAAATTTATTAACTCTGGCCACAATTTAGATGTCATTTCAGATCAGTGTAGGACAGAATCTTCGACGATTGGATGGACTCAATTTTATAATAGAGAATCTGTCATCAAAGGTGGTCTATGGAATGAAGAATTTATTTCCTGGGGTGCTGAGGACTGTGAATTCTATTATAGATTCAATGCTTTAGGATATAGAGTTGGTAGAATTGATGGCCCTATCTGGCATTTTGAACATGGCAGAACTCATAATTCTCATTATAATAATCCAAAGTTTATGGAGAATCACCAACTCTGGCAGAGACTTAGAAATACTCCAAAGGAACAACTAGTTTCATATTATCAAAATGTACCATACCTGAAGAATCGAAATGCTAGCGTTTAATCATCTAGGACAACTCGGTAGACTTGGAAATCAGATGTTCCAATATGCCTCATTGAGAGGCATTGCTGCTAGAAGAGGATATGATTTTGGTATTCCAAAATCTAATTTTGAAAATGAGTGGTATGAACATCAACTCTTTGAAGTCTTTGAACTACCACACCTACCAAAGTCCAATATTGGAATGTTGGATATGGGCCATGCTCCCTTTGCAAAAGAAAGGGGATTTGAATTTGATGAACTTCTTTTCAATCAATGTCCCAATGATGTTTCTTTATGGGGATTCTATCAGTCCGAAAAATATTTCAAACATATTGAAGCAAGTATTAGAGAAGACTTTACTTTCCGAGAAGAGATTCGTACTCCCTGCCAAGAAATCTTTCAATGGGATAATCCAATCTCACTTCATGTAAGAAGAACCGATTATCTTCAGAACAGTGGCAATCATTATAATTTGGGTATGGATTATTACGAAAAGGCCCTGAATGAATTTGAACCAGATCGTCAGGTTCTTGTCTTCTCTGATGATCCACAATGGTGTGTAGAACAAAAATTGTTTGAGGATGATAGGTTCTGTATCTCTGAAACCAATGACAATCGTCTTGATCTTTGCCTAATGTCAATGTGTAAGACACATATCATTGCCAACTCATCATTCTCATGGTGGGGTGCATGGCTATCTGGATCCGATGATGTTATTGCACCAATGAAATGGTTTGGTCCAAACAATAAAGATAAATCTCTAACAGATTTGATCCCTCAAAACTGGAAGCAATTGGATTCTAATTGATATGGATAAGAATAAATCAACTTTTAAACTGAAGGGAATTCCTCAGATTTATTATATCAACCTTGATGATAAGGAAGATCGTCGTAGGTATATGGAGGGTCAGTTTGAATATTGGGGTATTGAAAACTATACCAGAATTTCAGCTTGCGATGGTCGTGATGATGATCTAAGTAGCATTCTCACAGGTCGTTACCCAGAGAATATGAGTTCTGGTGAAATTGGATGCACAACTTCCCATCTTAAGGCCTTAAAGCAATGGCTTGAGACCAGTGATGATGATTATCTAATCATGATGGAAGATGATTGTGATCTTGAGTGTGTTAGACATTGGGGATTCACATGGAAACAATTTGAATCAAAACTCCCATATGACTTTGATGTTATTCAATTAGCAATCATCAATCCACAGCAAGTCACTGTGCGACTCCATAAGAGGTTTGTAAATGATTTTTCGACTGCCTGCTATTTAATTACCAGACACCATGCTCAGAAACTCGTAAAACTTCATTGTAGAGATGACAAGTTTAAATTGGATCAAGGTGTTAAACCAAGAGCAGTAGCTGATGATTTGATTTATAACTCTGGAAATACATTTGCTATTCCTTTGTTTCTATACAAGATTGATCTTGGGTCAGATATCCATGACATTCATATTGATGTATTCCATAAAGGGAGTTATAATGGACTCTGGGATTTTTGGAAAACTTCATCGTCCCAAATAGAAGACTGGAACCCATTCTTTGAATATGATCCGTTCTATGGCACACTTCCACCAGAACAAAATTCTTGACAAAACTTTAGATTTGCTATATACTCTTTGTAACAGTTCTTTACAAATCATTATGACTGTAACAAAAAACGAGTTCGGGCAAATCAATATGTTTGCCAAAGAACCTTCCATGTATATGACTAAAGAAGATCTTGATCGCTATGGTATTGAACCATATGCCGAGAAAGCAGAGAAGGCAAATGGTCGCTGGGCTATGCTTGGGATTATTGCTGGTTCTATTTCTTATGCTCTGACTGGAAATTTGTTCTTTGGTATTGTATAATGGCCGAGTCCATCTTCACCATTACCAGTATTTCATTCTTTGTTCTACTGGCAATTTCTGTTGAAAAACTTTGCGAAACTTACTGATGACTATCTACAGTATTACTCTCCAATCTCCCGATGGCACCGAAACTAAAATCGAGTGTCCTGATGATCAGTACATTCTTGAGGCAGCTGAGGAGGCTGGTGTTGATCTTCCTTCTTCATGCAAAGCAGGCGCTTGTAGTGCTTGTGCAGGGAAACTTATCTCTGGCACCGTAGACAATGAGGAGCAATCTTTCCTTGATGATGATCAAGTTGAAGAGGGTTGGGTCCTGACCTGTGTGGCATATCCCACCAGCGACTGTGTGATTCTCACTGAGCAAGAAGAAAACTTATGATTAATGATATTCCTAAAAGTGATTGGACAAAAAACAAAGATGAGTTTTTTGCCTGGGAAGATAATGGAATCATGGATCGTATCCAAGATTTAATTGAAGCTTTAAACTGGAATAGTGATGATGAAATTGTTGTAGAGATTGGAGGAACTTCGATCTCTGGTATTGATGTTGGTGAAGAGTATAATAAGAAGTGGCAATCACCAATTGGTACTCGTAAAATTAACAAAGATGCATTCATTATCATCAAAAACCAATCTCGCCGCGATTTAACTAAGTCGCAACCAAATCCCGAACTCAAAGGCCATCATGTCAAATAAGTTTTATCTTTTTTCTAAAAAATCCTGTGGTCCATGTGCCTTAGTGGACAAATACTTCAGTTCCATTAAGGTTGATACAAGTATGATCGAAAAGATTGACTTAGAAGACTTTAGTGATGTTCCTATTCCACAGGAAAATCTTGATCTGGCAAAAAAATATGGAGTGACAGCCACTCCTGTTCTTATCGTCACCGATGCTGATGGTATCAAACTAGAAGAAAAAGTTGGTGGTATGGGAATTACTCAGAACATTAAAAGTTTAGTCGAAAAGTATGCCTAATCCAAACCAACTTTATGAAGACATGGAAAAATTAAATGCTCTCTACGAAGAACTTTGTTGGGGGCATGATGATGAATTAGTCTTCACTCACGAAAATGGTAAAGTAGTAATTTACAACAAAACACTGGAGGAAAAACAATGAAATTCGGATGGACCCCTGAGGCTGAGATTCTAAATTCTCGTCTCGCCATGCTTGGTTTCGTCATCGCTGTCGGAACCTATGCCACCACTGGCCAAATTATTCCTGGAGTGTGGTGAACTTGACAAAATGTTCAAGTTAAACTATACTAAATAATGAGTCGTAACCCAATGTTACGAATTACAACAGATGGGAGATCCCTCAACTACTCGGATCAAATCTGTTGACATCACCCCCGAGGGGTGTTATAATTCACAAAGCGATCGGGAGTCGAACCGATCCATCATCTGCGGGTAATCATTCCGCAAGCAAAAAACGAGGTATTTCAAATGATCAAATCTGTATTCGCAGCAACTGCTGCTCTCTCCATGTCCGCTGGTGCTGCTTTTGCAGGTCCCTATGTCAACGTTGAGACCAACGCTGGTTGGGTTGGCGAAGACTACACTGGCGCTGCAACTGATCTGCACGTAGGTTACGAAGGTCCCGTAGGCGAGTCTGCTGCCTGGTATATTCAGGGTGGCCCAACCATCGTTTCTCCTGATGGTGCTGAGTCTGAGACCGAGTTCTCTGGTAAGGTTGGTGCTAGTGTTGCCGTAACTGAGCAACTTGGTATCTATGGTGAACTCTCTGCTATCACCACTCAGCAAGAGTTCGATGATCTAAACGTCGGCGGTAAGCTTGGCGTCAAGTACAGCTTCTGATTCACTGAATCTGTGCTATAATGAGGGGGACTTCGGTCCCCCTTTTTAATGCTTAAAATTATTTTTCATCCAGTCACTCAATTTAATCTTTTGATTGTAGGAATCTTCATTTTAATAGGAGCAGTGCATAATCATGCACATCAAAGGATGGAAATTGATGTTCATGGATATGTTCGACAATATTGTAGAAACAATCTAAAAGTATGTAAATCATATGTTGACAATAACTACTGATTTAGTATCATACATAGTATAGTCCTTTTTTATTATTTCCATGTCTGAATTTCCAAAGGATTGGCGATATGCTCCAGAAAGAATGCAACTTAGGGCTGCAGTATTTCGTGCCTTAAGTCATCATTTAAATGATCACTGTCGAGCAGTTTACGAGTTCTGTCATGACTGGGTAAGTCAAGGCAACACCAACGTAGACAATATCGAATCACACTTCGAAAAATATTTAAGAGAAGTTCATGAAGAATCTGTTTACAAATTGGAAAAATGCCTTGAGCTCAACCCTAATTGGTACTTGCCTATTAGGGATTAATCCAGTACTAGCTGAACCAACCAGGGGTTATTACACCATGGATGCCATGGGTTGTATGATTCTCCAGGAATGTACTGATGGTGTAAAAGAAGTATTTTCTTTATTGGATATTTCTTCTGAATATGAAGATCCAGAAAAGTTTACTACTATTGCTGAAGAATTCAACTACATGTTGATTCTATCCAATCAAGTTGGTATTAAAGTATATCTTGCGGATTCTAAATATTTTCCACCAGGCCACCGTGGTGTTTACCATACGGTTTCTAATAACTTCTATCTGAATAAAGCATTCATGCACAGACCATCTACACTGATGGCCGTTATGAGACATGAAGGATGGCACGCTGCTCAAGATTGTATGGCAGGCAGCATTAATAATAGTTTGATTGCTATTATTATGCCCGAAGAAGATGTTCCTTCATACTGGGCTGAAATTGCAAAAGACACGTATCCAACATCATCACTTCCATGGGAACGTGAAGCGATGTGGGCAGGGCACACAGAGGGCATGACAGCACATGCATTAGAAGCTTGTGCCACAGGTAGGATGTGGGATTTCTATGAACCAACACCGATGACTAGAGAATGGCTTGAGGAGAATGGTTATATTAAATAAATATCATGGCCTCACCTCTTTTTAAATGACAGAATCAAATCTGAAGAAAAAAGAGGATACCAAAAAGGATAACAAGTTTGATTGGGCGGATGAAGGTGTTTCTACCTTTGTCCGCGTTCTTATTTTGGGCTGGTCTGCAGCAATTTTGACTTTAAATTATGTCACTATTCCTGGTGTCCCTCAAAAGAATATCGATCCAACTTTTATTGCCAGCGTTTTTACTGGGACTCTAGCCACATTTGGGGTTGTTCCTGCTAAAAAGAAAGAAGAACCTACTGTAAAAGAGGAGAAGAAAGATGCAAAAGTTGATTAATACTATTGCTCTACTATCTGGTCTTGTATCACTTGGAGTTATTGGTGGTGGAACTTATCTTTACATGAACAAAGATGTAATGATTGAGAATGCTCGCACCAAAGTTACCGAGGAAATTACCAAGACAATTACAGAAGCACTTCCTGGTATGGTGAATTCAGCCATCCCCGAGATGCCATCAATGACTGGTGGTGTTGTTTCAGAATCAACACAATCACCTTTGCCAAATGTAACTGGCGGTGCGATTCCTTTCTGAAAATTACATGAGAAGTGTTAAATAATGAAAATATTAATTGATAGTCATGACTCGGACTGCATACACTTCTCGCACATATAAAAAACAAATCAGAAAAGAAGCAACGGAGCAATTTTTTCTCTTCGTTGCTTTTCATTCTGCTTGGACGGCTATTCTAAACTTTTTTCATGATTAATGGAAATACCAGAGATTAAAATTAGGGAACTGGATATTCCTCAGTGGTCTTTTAATGATCCTTCATACTCATTACCATATGCACCACCAGTTACGGTAAATATAGGTGTACCTATCGTGGACATCCCTGGGTGTGTTGAGGCTCATGAAGCAAACAACAAATCCAAAACTCTTGGAAGTGATGACGAGAGAGGTTTGGTTACGTATTGTGACTCTGGCATTCCCAGTTATAATCCTATTAATTTTGAACCTGAACAGATAGTTCCTACAAGACCTTCTGGGGTAGATACGAGACGAAAAGAAAAACCAGAACCACCAGGACAAGTAGAACTACCTCAGGCAGCACCACCTGCTACTGCTAAGGTGGACTGCCCCACACCAGCACAGCAGGCCAAGGAACCTGTAGGAACATACATTGAGGGGTTCAGAAAGAAGGTAACTGACTACCAGTTAGTTGGCAATCAGTGTATTCAGATTACAGAACCAGTGCCTCTACCAGAGCAGATTGTTGCTGGTCTTCCTAGTCCTGGTGCTGTCATGACCACTGGTGGTATTGCTGTAGTGGCAACAGCATCAGCACTTATGGCAAAACCGCTGGCAGACATCCTACTCAAGGTTGTCAAACCAACGGTCAAGAAAGTTATGAAAAAGATTGCTGCTATCAGGGGGAAGACACCTGAGGTCCTGTCCGTAAGGGACCGCCGAGATCTTCAGCGCGAACGCTCACACGCGATTCGGGTGTTGCGGCAGACTTTGAAACCGAAGGGATAGTATGTCTGTGTGGAGGAATAACACCACCAGGATTTGTTACAACCACATCCGCACACACTTTATAATACGGTGACTTGGGGTGGAAGTAGATACCTTGCTTCATAAGCTCACCACAATTCTTTAGTCTAGCAATTTCAAAATCTAATCTCTTATTAGCAGTTGTTTGTTTCATCAGATCGATGTTAGCAGCAGCTGCTTCTTTACATTGGTCTTGTAGTTTTTTATCTTGTGGTATTGACCAAGTAGCAGAAACTCCAAGAGAAAGATTATAATTATCCTTTTGGCCAGTTCTTACTGGAATACGATAAAGAATATCTCCAGGATTGTCTGGAGCACCATCTTCATCCATATCTCTCATATCATAAACAGGATCCATATAGTATGGATCGTATGGTTTTTGAGCAGATGCAGATCCAGTTATGAATGGGGTAATGTTAAGAGTGGGCCCTTGGCATTGAATACCACCACCATAGGTGTTTGTAATGTATGGTCCCTGAAGAACTTGTATAGCCTGGTTTGTAACACTGCCTGAGGAATTAGCAACAGGAGCAGCAGTAGCAGAGACACCACCAACGGTTTCAGCATGGGAAGGTGTTGCAAAGAACAGTGTAATTATTGCGAGAATATACTTGTTGTGTCTGTTACGCTTTTTATTTCCGTCGTTCTTTGAATTATTGTTTGATTGCTTAAACCAGGACCCATATAAGTTTCTGTATACTGAAATGCAGCCCCTGGTGTCGTCTGAACAAAGTTTGGTCGTGTGTTTAATCCAGTCCATGTTGAAGTCACCCCATTGATATTTGATGAAGAAGATGATGTTGAAGGAGATAATGATCCAGATGCAGAGATACCACTACCAGTTATAGAGTATTGATACCCTGTGTTATAGTCCATCGAGTTGATTGTCTCTGTTATCTTCTGCGTCGTCTCTGTGTGGCTCGTCATTGAACCCTGAGTGAAATTTGGTACAACGGGAACAGCAGTCGCAGAAAGGGGTGCCGATACAATTAGAGCAACGGCACCCACAACTGTAATTTGTTTCATTACCATTTACCATACGTTATTTAACAGTAATTTCAGATACAAATTGGCCAGTAGCAGAAGTACCAGAGCCACCAGCAGTTAGTCCAATAGTGTGAGTACTATCGATAGTACCAGCGAGAGCACCAGCCACGCCACCAGCAGTTGTGGTGACGCTTCCAAATGCGGGTAAGGTTCCAACCACACCGCTAGAAACGGTCGTTCCTGTTGGGATTGCATCTCCTTCAATGAATGATTCGCTAAAAGAGTATGTCCCTGTGCTGGGTGCTGTATAAGATGTTGCTGTATAGTCAACGGCACTTCCTGAACTAAGTGTTCCAAGTCCACCTGGTGTTGTGACAGTAAGATTGCTACCACTTACCGAATAAGTAGAACCAAGACGAGTTGCCTGTGAGGCAGATGCATCAACTGTTAGTTGAACTGAGGAAGAAATTTTATGAGTAATATCGGCATGTGCAGGAGCCGCCATCGCTAACATACTAAGAAGCACAAGTGCTTTTTTCATTCGCTCGTTTTGAGACGCTGGGCTATTTATCCCCATTAGACCCCTTGACAGGTCCTCTGGATTCTGTTATACTAAATAAGTCAATGGGTTAAGAAACGTAACGTTTTTTAATCTATTGTAAACTCCCCGTAAACCGAGACCTCTAGGGAGTCTAAATCACGTCTCTAATATCCGAGCCGGAGGGTGGCACGGAAATACTAATAACTGGTTCGTTCCCCCGAACTTTTACTTAACCCTTTTTCAAATGTCCGCTTCAACTCTTTCACAAAAACAATCGAATACTTGGGAACAGTTCACTGACTGGGTAACTTCCACCAACAATCGTCTTTATGTTGGCTGGTTCGGAACTCTTATGATTCCAACCCTACTAGCTGCTACACTTTGTTTCATTATCGCATTCATCGCTGCCCCACCAGTTGACATCGATGGAATTCGCGAACCCGTTGCAGGTTCCCTTCTCTATGGCAACAACATCATCTCTGGTGCTGTTGTTCCTTCCTCTAATGCAATTGGTCTACACTTCTATCCCATCTGGGAAGCTGCATCTCTTGACGAGTGGCTGTACAATGGTGGTCCTTACCAACTTGTAGTATTCCACTTCCTAATCGGCATCTTCTGCTACATGGGCCGTGAGTGGGAATTGTCCTATCGTCTGGGTATGCGCCCTTGGATCTGTGTTGCTTACTCCGCTCCTGTTGCTGCTGCTTCTGCTGTCTTCCTCGTCTACCCCTTTGGTCAGGGATCTTTCTCTGACGGTATGCCTCTCGGCATTAGTGGTACTTTTAACTTCATGCTTGTTTTCCAGGCAGAACATAACATCCTGATGCACCCCTTCCATATGCTTGGTGTGGCTGGTGTCTTCGGTGGTTCACTATTCAGTGCAATGCACGGTTCACTAGTTACATCTTCACTAGTTCGTGAAACCACTGAGAACGAGTCCCAGAACTATGGTTACAAGTTCGGTCAAGAAGAAGAGACTTACAACATTGTTGCTGCTCATGGATACTTTGGTCGTCTAATCTTCCAATATGCATCCTTCAACAACTCCCGTTCACTTCACTTCTTCCTCGCTGCTTGGCCTGTTGTAGGAATCTGGTTCACTGCTCTTGGTGTTAGCACCATGGCATTCAACCTCAACGGTTTCAACTTCAACCAGTCCATCATGGATAGTCAGGGCAAAGTCCTGAACACCTGGGCTGATGTCCTCAACCGTGCCAACCTCGGCATGGAGGTAATGCATGAGCGTAATGCTCACAACTTCCCTCTTGACCTCGCTGCTGCTGAGTCAACTCCTGTTGCACTCACCGCACCTGCTGTTGGTTGATACTCGTAATCTTAATAAGAGTCATTTATTAGGAAAACAACTAAGGGACCTTCGGGTCCCTTTTTCATCTACTATGATAGACGACAATACACCTTACAAACTGAGGGAGATTATCATGGATACTTACCCTCAACTATTCTGGTTAAAAAAAGAAAAGGAAAAAACTAATGGTCGCAAGCACACTAACACAACAACAAACAAGGGGGTGGTTTGATGTACTCGATGACTGGCTTAAGCGTGATAGGTTCGTTTTTGTTGGTTGGTCAGGTCTTCTTCTGTTCCCTACTGCTTACCTGGCACTGGGCGGTTGGCTCACTGGCACAACGTTCGTCACAAGCTGGTACACTCACGGGATTGCTTCTTCGTATCTTGAGGGATGTAATTTCCTTACTGCTGCTGTATCAACTCCTGCTGACGCTCTCGGACATTCCCTACTTCTTCTATGGGGTCCA